TCTCGCTGTTGACGAGCTGGTCCGCCGACCCGGCGGCGCTTGATCAGGAGCCACCGCGGGCCGCTGCTGCGGTGGCGTACGCGTATGCGGCGATGGCACCGAACGTACTTTCAAAGTACGAACATGATCAACCAGCTTCAACGAAATCCGTTTCCGCAGGAAAGTAACTGCGTCATCGTTCACCACTCGAAAGGATTCCGCAATGTCGCTTAAGCGCCGCCAGCTCCAGGATGAAGCCGCCAAGCTCGCCAGCCAGATCGAAGAGCTCCGGGCAGTCGCTCCCAAGGACGACGCCGAGGCTGCGACGATTGCGGAGCGTATTGACGACGCGGCAAAGCGTGCCGAGCAGATCGAGCCCGAGCTCGCTCGTGAGTCGGCCCTCGACGCCCGGCTGCGGAGCCTGCGGTCGACCGTCACCGACGCCTGCGAACACCGCGACGCCCTGGTTGCCAAGGAAGCGCCGACCGTGGACCGGGCCGAAGCGGCCGCCGTCTACGGCTTCGGTTCGCGGAAGGAGGCCCGCGAGGTGGGCGTTGCCCTCCGCGGCCTGATGCGGGGCGAGACCCGTGCGATGGGCGAAACCTCGACCACCTACGACGCCAAGGGTTCCGAGTACGTTGTGACGCAGCTGTACAACGCGGTCATCAACATTCTCAAGTACCAGTCGGTGGCGTTCCAGGTCGCCTCGACGTTCGAGACTCAGTCCAATCGGATCACGTTCCCCAAGGTTGGCGAAATCGTTGCCACCCCGGTCTCCGAGAACACCGACACCAGCGACACCGACATCAGCACCAGCGGCGCAACCTGCAACGTGCTCGACTGGCGGACCAGTGTCGCGGTCAGCAACACGCTGATTGAAGACAGCCCGGTGGACGTCGCCGGCCTGGTGGCCAGCCGTCTGGCCTACGGCTACGCCAAGTCGATCGACAAGGCATGGCTCCAGGGCTACTCATCGGGCGGCGTGACCATTGGCGGCCTTCACGCCGGGATCACCGACTACAACTCCGGTTCCAACGTGGTCACGGTTGCCAAGACCGCCGACACGACGGTGAAGAACTTTGCCGACATCGTGGGCAAGATCGACCCGTACGCGATCAACCCGTCGTGGGTTGTGGGTGCTGCCGGCTGGGCTGAGGTGATGAAGGTCTCGGCAACGCTGCTGAACGCCAACATCGTCAACGCCACCACGGCCCAGCTGTGGGGCTCGACCGTCCGCAAGGCATACAACATGCCCGCGAACGTCTACGCCATCTACGGTGACTTCAACTTCACCACGGCGATCGCGATGAAGCCTGCCGGCCTCCAGATCACCGCAGCCCGCGAGCTGCTGATCAGGAAGAACGCCACGCTGTTCGTCGGCATCCAGCGGTTTGGCATCCTGAACCACGCCCCCGAGTTTGGTGCCTCGCTGGTCAAGGCCACCGTCTGACGCTGACAAGAGAACACGCTCCTGCGGGCCGGGCCGTTCGCGGCCCGGCCCGTGCCATGTAGTGACGCCATGAAAATCAGACTCCTTCAACAGTATCGAAGCTACCGGCGCGGCGATGTGGTCGAAGTGTCGGTCAGGATGGCCGACGAACTGGTCAAGTCTGGGGTAGCAACGGCAGAGACTCAGGGCGACCTGCTGCCGACGGAGCGGCGGGAAGCCGCCGTAGCGGCCCACGTGAACGTCAGAACGGCCGATCGACGCTAGGAGGCCAGATGCCATACCCGTACCTCTACCCGGTCCAGATGGCTTACGGGGTGCCTTCGCCACGGCATCCAGTGTCTACCGTGCCCGTCACGCAACCGGCGATCGAGCCGGTCAGCCTGACCGAAGCAAAGGCCCAGCTAAGGATTCTGCCGGACTTCAACGACGACGACGCCTTGGTGATGGCCCTTGTGGCCACGGGCAGGCGACTTGTCGAGCGTCGGCTCGGCATGACGCTGATGGCCACGCAGTTCCGGGCCACGTTTGCGGACCCGCTGGACCTGCTCTCAAACCGACACGAGAGCAACTGGTGGGGCTGGAGCGACACGCTTGAGCTCGCTTACGGGCCGCTCCTGGTTGACGGAACGCACCCCGTGGTCGTGACGGCTGGCGGCGTGACGCTGAATCCAGCAGCGTACACGGTGGACGCTGACTCGCGGCCAAACCGCATACGCTTAGCCGACCCCGGCAACAACTCGCAAATCATTGTCACGTACTGGGCCGGCCAAGCCACGGCGGCCGCGGTGCCACCGACGCTCAAGTCGGCCATCATGCTGATGATCGGCCACCTCTGGGCAAACCGCGAAGCAGTGATTGCCACGGGCATGAACGCCGTCGAGTTGCCGATGGGCGTTGACATGCTCCTGGCCGCAGAATCCACCACCGGGCTGTACTGATGCTCCCAGCCGGCATTCTCACCGAGATGGTGGTGGTCGAGGCCCCGACCGAGACCCGGAACGCCTTGGGCGAAACCACGCTCGCGTGGTCGGAGTTTGGAAAGCGGTGGGCCTCGATTAGGGCTGTGGGCTACTCCGAGCAAGAGATCCGCAAGCAAACCACCGGCAACGCCACCCACACCGTCCGTATGCGATTCATGCCGGGGCTGACAGGCAAGATGCGTTTGCGGTGGAGCTCGAGGTCCAACCGGATCCTCTACATCTCGTCGGTGGTCGAGCACGGCCGCCGCGAGGAGCACGAACTGGCGTGCGAGGAGAAGGTGACATGATCTCCGCAACGCTAAATGAAGCCAAAATGCAGCAGGAAATCAAAGGCATCATCACGGCCTTTCTCAAGCTGCCAAAAGACATTGCCAAAAAGCGAATGACGTCGGCCATCCGCAAGGCTGCAAAGCCGTTTGAGCCCGCGTTGCGGTCAAACACGCCGTACAACTCTGGCAGCCTGATGCGGAGCATCAAAACCAAAAGCAAGCTGTACGACCACGGCGGCTGGGGCGCAATTTCTTTTGTGGCGGGCTACACAATGGGGACGCTTAAGAAAAAGCGTGGCCATTTCATCATTCAAGGGTCTGGACATCACGCAATCATTGTTGAGCGTGGCACCAAACTTCGAGTTCGTACAAACGGCGGCAAGTGCGGGGCAATGCCAGCTCGCAGGATGGCCCAGCGGACTGTCGATTCGATGAAGGGGCAGATCCTTGACGCGATGGTCTCTGAACTGACTGCGGCTCTGGAGAAGACAACCACGGAGCTCGCAAAGTAATGGCATCACCAGAAGCATGGGTCCGCTCCGCGATTGAGGCGGCGACTAGCTGCTCGGCATACCCACAGGTAGTGCCCGAGTCGGCAGCGGTGCCGTTTGTGGTCTACGCCAGAGTCGGAACCACGCGGGAATCTCTGGGAGTCCCCGGCGTGGCTTTTCCTCCGACTGGCAGTTTTACCGTTGAGATCTACGCCGACACCTACTCGCAGGTCAAGACGCTGGCAGACCAGGTCCGCGTCGCTCTAAACAACTTCAACGGGACGGCAAACGGAGCCACAATCACGTCGGTACTTCTGGCCGATGAGAGGGACGGCGAACCTGTCTTTTTCAACGGCCAAGATAAGCCAACATATCTGGTCGAGCACAGCTACCAAATCCGATGGAGTGAGTGACCATGCCTGATACATCGATTGCTGACAGCCAGGGCACGACGTTCACTTTTTCTGGTGCCACGTTCTTGGCAAAGAACGTCAAGGTTAAGGTTGCGCAGGCCACTGTTGACGTCACTGCGCTGTCGCAGGCGTCTGGCACCATGCGAAAACTTCAGGCTGCCCCGCTCAAAGATAACACCACGATCACGTGCGAATACTTTGGAACGACCGCACCGACGATTGGCTCTTCTGGTGCAGTGTCCTGCTCGACGCTTGGCGTCTCAGGGAACGCATTCTGCGAGGATTTTGAGCTCACCGCGGCTGTAGGCGAGTTGGTCATGGGCAACCTTACCCTGAAATTAACGGGCTGACCGCCGGGGGGTGGCCATGCCGGATATTGAAACAAGCCAAGGGGCCAAGCTGCTATTCAACGGTATTGAGCTCGGGACATACGTGTCGATGTCACCGTCGTGGCAGACGGGCAACGTCCACGAGACGACGAGCGTCAACAGCCCTGTGATTGGCCGTGGCACGGACTCGCGTGTCCTGCGTCAGTACAACGTCTCTGCAATGGAGCCAGGCCAAGTCCAAGTTCGATTTCTTGGCAATCCCACGCTCGATCTCGACAAAATTGGGATATCGGGAGACCTTTCAATTGAGTGGTCTGGAGGTTCCTACTCTGGCGCCGGCTTTGCAATCGACCTAGCCGGAGACATTAAGGCCGGCGAGTTGATTCAGTGGACCATGACGTTCCAATTCAGTGGATATTACTAAGCCACGGAGGGCTCTATGCCACTGACTGCCGAAGAACTACTGGACCTGGACGACCTGCGGAAGCCGACCAAGCTGGCAGTGCGAGCGTGGAAGCGAGACGTCTGGCTCCTTGATCCGACGGCGGACGTCAGGGATGACTGGGAAATCTTTTGCACGGCCAACGCCAACAAGCGGGCGAGCTGGCGGGCAAAGCTGGCGTCGCTCCTGGTCTGCGACGAGGAAGGCAAGCGGCTCTTTTCCGATGCCGACATCCCGCGGCTGGGCAAGAAGAGCGCGGCCGCTCTGCACGAGATCTGGCAGGCAGGCACCAAGCTATTGAGCGTCACCGATACGGAGATCGAGGAGCTCGAAAAAAACTGAGGAGCCCGGCCGGTGCGGTGGATCTGTTTATCCACCGGCTCGGGCTCCAGGTGGGAGAGTGGGACGTTGATGGGCTGAAAAAGCGGATCACGGTTCGACAGCTCAAGCGATGGATGGCGTATTGGCGAGTGGAGCCGTTTGGCGACGAGTGGCGGCGCAGTGGCCGGGCGGCGCTGGTGGCGAGTGGCGGACGGATTGAACCCGACAGCGAAGACAAGTTTTTGCCGAGCTTCCGAGAGAAGCAGCAAACAGAGGCCGAGATGCTGGCCGAGCTGAAGAAGATCCCGCAGTTCAAGAAGCAGTTGGAAGCGCAAGGCAAGTAAATGGCCACCATCGGAAAAGTCTCCGCGATCTTCTCTGCTTCGACGGCTGGGTTGAAGGCTGGCGTTGCCGATGCGTCGCGTAGCTTTAAGAAAATGCAGGGCGACGTGGCCGGCGTCCGGTCCAGCTTGGCAACACTCACCAAGATTCAGGGAGCGCAGCTATTTGGGTCGATTGCCTCGGCTGCCATGAATGCCGGCCGCAGTCTGCTGGCGATGTCCGGGGCCGAGTCGGAGACGATTGACCAGACCTCAAAGTTGGCCAGACGGCTCGGGATGACCTACGGCGAGCTAGCTGGCCTGTCGCTGGCTGGCGACCTGGCTGGCGTGTCGATGGACACAATTGGAAAAGCAGCCACAAAGGCCGACATCGCTTTTGTGAAAGCCGCTCAAGGCTCCAGCCAAGCGCAGGCGGCCTTTGCCGGTATCGGCCTGTCCGTGGAGGAGCTCCAGGGCCTAAGCCCCGCAGAGCGATTCCAGAAGATCACAGACGCGATCGCAGGGCTGCCGACTGAAGCCGAGAAGGCAAGGGCCTCCGTGGCGATCTTTGGTAAGAGCGGTGCTGAGTTGCTGCCGCTCTTTGAGGGCGGCGCCGGCGGAATTCAGGCGGCTACTGAGGAAGCCAAAAAGTTTGGCTTGGCGTTGACCAACGAGCAGGGCCAGAGCGTCGAGAACATGAACGACGCATTCACCAGGGCATACAAGGCAATCGAAGGCGTAGTTCAGCAGGTCATTGCATATCTTGCTCCTGCCCTTGAAAGCGTAACCACGACGTTCACAAATCTCATCGGCTCGGTGGGCGGCGCCAACATCGGCCAGTTCATTGGCGATGCCATCTTGAACGCTGCCGTCTATTTCGCTGGCATTGCTGACTACTTCATTGCCGGTGCTACGAGCCTCTGGGAATACGCCAGTGAAGTGGGCGTCCAGTGGAACACCGTTTGGGAGTACGCCAACCGGGCCGCGACGTTCTTTGCTGGCGTTGGTGATGCGTTTAAGGCCGGGTTGGCGGCGGCCATGCTGGGGATTGTGACGCCCTTTGCCATGATTCTGACCGGCATCAAAGAAGCGGCCGGGATGCTCGGCTACGAGTCTGCGGCGCTCAACAGTGCCGTGGCAGGCATGGACGCCTTCCGCGGCTCTCTGGGCACAGACATGGAGGCCGCGGCGGCATCGGCGGCCAAGAACTTTAACTACGCTTTCACGGGCGAGGGCGGCCCGAAGCCAGCCGGCGGCGAGGCCAAGAAAGGCCCCCTAGCTATGTCGCTCCAAGAGTCGATCGACAAGGCCAAGGCGGACGCGGCCGCCAGGAACGCAGCCAGCCCGCAGACGATTGCCCCGAAGGATCAGAAGCCGGCGGTCGAGGTGGCGACTGTCGGCCGAAACACCGAGGCACTCAAGGCCGTGGACAGCCGGTCGAAGGAAGGCATCAGCGAGATGTTCCGCCTGATGCGTGGTGGCGGCGATGAGATCCAAGAGAAGCAGCTGCACGTCCTCGAGCAGATCCACGACGATCTGTCAGAGGGCGACAGCCAGGACATCATGGAACTGGCGGGGGCGTAATGGCAGTCGTGGCAGTCAATGAAGTGATTGGCGGAACGGGCCTCTCCGGCAAGTACGGCGAGAGTTTCACGTTCACACGCAAATGGCGAATCCGCGTTGACGATCCGACAACGTCGAAGGTGGTGATCTCGCGGGCGCCGGGAATTGTTTTCAACGCCCCTCACCCTGATTTTGGTGACCACAAGGCGATGGAATTTGACCTGTCGGACGAAGACGGCGTTGGAATGTTTTGGGTGATGACGGTGAAGTACTACATCCCGCCAAAAGACAACACGCCAGACGATACGACTGGGATGCCAAAAGACGATTGGAAAGCGACTGGCAGCACGACCACCGTTCCAGTGTTCAAAGACAAGAACGGCGTGGCGATTGCCAACAGTGCCGGCGATCCTCTTGAAGGCTTGGAGATTGAGGCCAGCGATGCGGCGCTCACGCTTACCAAGTGCTACGCGGACACCGCCTGGTCCTCGATCGCGTCTTCGCAGTCCAACACAGTCAACTCATCAACGTGGAACGGCTACCCGGCTAGGACATGGAAGGTGGAGTTTCGCGGTGCGACTAAAAAAGAGATGACGGTCTCGGCCGGCAGCGGCTCGGCTACGAAGGTCTACTGGGAAACGTCGTGGGAGTTTCGCTACCGAGCCGAGACGTGGGATCTGGCGCCGTGGGACGTTGGTTTCAATCAGCTCGTCGCCAGTAACGGCACGCCATCGGCCTCCGGCACTCAGCGTGCGTCCGTGCTGGGAACTGACAAGAAACCAGTTAGGCAGCCGGTTGCTTTGGCTAGCGGAGTGGCAAAGACCGCAGGCCAGAAGCCCGACGTGCTGAACTTCCGGGCGTACAAAGAAACCAGCTT